GCGCCGCCCGCTATTTCCGCCCGCGAGACTTTCCTAGCATCGGCCCTCGCCGCTTTTGATATTTCCGCCGAGGCAATCGCCACGGCCCAGGCCGACGCGAAACCGGATTTCGCCGCGCAATTTGTCCGCGAGAAAATCGAGGCATCAAACGCCCGACTCGCCAAGGTGGACGCCGCTTTAACCGCCGCGAGTCTCGCTATCACTGTCAAGGACATCGCCGATGGAACCAAGGATTTAAGAACCGTCCTCGGCGAACTTGTCGCGAAGGAAACCGCGCGCGCGATTGCCGCCGCTGGTGGCGACCCGGCCGGCCGCGAGATTTCAGACGCCGATGCTGATGATCTCGAGGCCGTCCGCGCGCAACTTGAGACGGAAACAAACCCGGAAAAACGCGCATGCCTCGCCCGGCGCGCTCGAAAACTTCGCACAGGCCAGGAACGAATCATCTAACACTGTCAACTCACTACTCGAACCTCTAACCGCAAAAGATTATGGCCGCTACACTTTCCACCTCGGAAGTTCTCATGGATGTACTGGACGCTTTCAAGGTCCTTTACCCCCAGCTCTATTCCTTCTCAACCGACCTCGGAAATGGGCAGGCCCTCCTTAACCAAACCGTTATCGCGCGAATTGCCCAGCTTCCCACCGTCGCAACTTACGACGCGGCCCAAGGGGGTTATAAAAACGGCGCCCAGGATGTTAACAATCTGGTTGTAGACATCCCCGTGACGGTGGATCAGCACAAGCATGTGCCCGTCAAGATTTCCTATCTAACGGCCATCGCCACAAAACGTGACCTCTATAAAGAGGCCATCATGAACATCGCTTTCGTCCTCGGTAAAGCCATCGTTGACGACGCCCTCGCTAAAGTAGTCGCCGCGAATTTCTCGCACGCCACGGTTGCAACCCTTGCCAACACAAACCGTGACACGCTTTCGCTGGTGACAAAGTCAATGAACATACAAGGCGCCGCCTTGATCCGTAACGGCATTGTTAGCTCTGATTTTTACAACGCACTCGACGAGGACGCCCGCATTGCTTCCGGCGACTACCACGGCCAACAACGCGAAGGCAGCCCGTATGGTGTCCTAAACAACGTCGCCGGCTTCCAGCATATCTGGGAGTATCCAAGCTTTGGCGCCGCACCACTTCCCGTCGGATTGTCAGGCTTCTTTTTTGACAAGCGCGCCATTGTCGTTGCAACCCGGCTTCCGGCCGATATCGAAGGCATTGCCCAGTCCGCAGGAGTCCCGAAAATCGCAAACTTCCAAACCGTTTCGGACCCGGACAGCGGCCTAAGCCTCCTTGGGATTCGCTGGATGGAGCCCGGAACCTTTGACGTTTATGTGACCATTACCCTTCTCTGGGGATCAAAGGCCGGTAAACAAGGTGGCGCAGCAGACACCCTCACCGACAAGGCAGGACACCGCGTGACCCTAACGTAACGCTTCGAACACAGGCGCACTCACACTCAACCCGCGCTCTATATGCTAACCGTTGTTATTGGCTTCGCTTCGAACTCAATCAAAAGCACGCCCACCGTCATTTATTGCGGCTACGACGGTGACGCGGCGCAAACCGCAATTAACACCGCCTTTGCGACCTACCCGCGGATTTATAAATACCCACTTCTAGACAAGGGAATCCCCGTGCAGGACAAGTCGCTGCCCCCGCCCCCACCCGAACCGCCAGGCGAGGAAACGCAATCGGCAAAAGCCGAAACGAAAGCCCAAAAAGCCGAGGCGAAACAGGCTGAACACGAAACGAAACACCCGCATCACGAGACGACGAGGTACCCTAAGAAGTGAATGACTTCCTAAAAGGCACCGAGGACGACGTTGCAACCGTTTTTTGTAATGAAGAGGAATTCGGGACAGAAGCCCTCTGGACTGACCGTGACGGCATCACGCACCCGCCCTTACCTTGTACTTTCGGCGACCCATACCTCCCGCTCGAGGTTGGGGACCCCGTACAGTCAGATAATCCTCGGGCAATCGCTCCTACGGTTTATGTCAAGGATTGCCGCCCAGGCGAAGTCTTCACCGTCGAAGGCATCGCCCACGAAATTCTTGAAAACCACCCGTCCGGCTCAGGCGCCTCGGTCCTTATCCTAAGCCGCGACCCGGCACCCAGACCTAAACCCGTGCCAGTACCTATCAATCGTGCCCTGCAATGATACCCAAGGCGCCGGCCCACCTATACGCCAACGAATCGTTGACGCGGTTTCCGCTGTTTTATCCACCGTCCCAGCCCTTGCCGGCCGAGTTTACGTTTTCGCTTCTACCCCCTTCCATGAGACATCCCTTCCCGCCCTCAACCTCCGGGACACCTCAGAAACGGACGAAGGGAAATGTGGGAATTGCTCCGTCAAAATCCTCGCCTTTACCGCCGACATCATCGTTGCGGAACAAGCCGGCTCCGATTGGTACCTCCGTCAATTCGCGCAAGACGCGCAATCAGCCCTCCTCAAAAACTCCACGCTCAATGGCCTCGCGGACGAAACGCGCCTTGTCTCAAATCAAATCGCCATCGGCCAGGCCGGTTTTATCGCCGCAGGAATCCGCCTCACCTTCACCGTTAGATACCGCGTCAAATTAAGCTAACCCCGAACCCCCTCGATTTATGGCAGGACTAATCCTCAACGAATTTTGGGTGCCCACCGCCGAATGCTGGTTCTGGCCCGAAGGCCAGGCTTTCACCATCGGGGACTCGGCCAACGGTGGCACCGGCGGAGGCTCCGCAAGCAAGACCGCCAAGCCCGGCGCGACCGACCCGCTTTGGAGTCAAAAATATAGGATGGGATGCGTCGCGACCGGAAACATAAAGGCCGAATCGGATCAAACTGACGTATTTTGTGCCAATGGCGCCGCCCTGGTCCGCGCGCACACATACCGCATCAAACAGAAGCTCACGGTTGAATTTACCTCCCAGGAAGTGGACCCCATCGGAGTTGAACTCGCTTTTGGCTCCCAACGCCTAACCGTAGGCACCGTCCAATTTAATCCGCTTGTCAAAGCCCCGTTCACAAACGGCTGGCTCAAGCTTCAGCTCTACAACCAGAACAACGCCACCCTTCGCCTGGTTGCGGATCTATGGGGCCAGCTCGCCTTGCCGAACGGCCTCCCGTTCGACCAGGAAGGACACATCGAATCCGCATTTACGTTTGACGTTTTGATTTCGCCCCTCGCGACAGTTTCTATCGCTTAACCGATCTAAAGCCGCGGCCCCTTTCACCCGTTAGGACCTATGGCGGACTTCACAAACCAACCGGCAACGCCCATCGGAGGCTCCGGCTCGCCCACTCCGCCTACAACCGTCCCCGCAGTCCCCATTGGCGGCTCCGGCGCGCCTATACCGCCCACGACCGCGCCCGCGCAACCCATCGGTGGACTTGCTGCAACGGCGCCCGTCATCACGACTCACCCGCAAAGCAAATCGGTTGTTCAAGGTACCCAGACTTCCCTAAACATCATCGCCCAAGGCTCGCCGCCCATCAGTTATCAATGGTATTTCAACGACGCCATTCAGCAGGAGGAAGCCAGCCTCATCGGCACCCAGACAAATTCCATTTTCTTTAACGCCATCGAGACCGGACGCACCGGCCGGTACAAATGCACCGCAACAAATCCTTCCGGTACCGCAACAAGTTTTGACGCCCTTTTAACCGTCACAGCATCGGCTGGCGTGCCGCCAAATATTGCGATGCAGCCACAGTCCAAGACTGTGAATATCGGCAGCACCGCCTCATTTGCATGCCTCGCAAATGGCTCCTCGCCCTTCAGTTATCAATGGTATCGCAACGACATTGCCATAGGTGGCGCCATCTCCAGTAACTTCGTAATTAACAACGTTCAGGCCGCCGACGGCGCCGACTATCATTGCGTCATTACGAACCCTTACGGCTCCGCCACCTCAAATAAAGCCCTCCTCACGACGACGACTTCCGGGGGTTCAGGCTCCCCAATTTATCTTGGGAGCGGAGGACAAACGGCCCTCGCCGGTTACACAGAAAACCAACTCAAGACCCTGGCTCAAGGCCCGCCGCAAATTAACCCCGTTTTGCGTAGCAATGTGCTAGGCACCTACGAAATCTCCGCGCCGCCTTCCGGCCAGAACGAGTACAGAGTTTTTGCGTGCCCCGCCATCATGGTTCAATCGAGCATCAAATTTGATAGCGCCGGCGCAACCCTCCCTATGCAGCAGCTTACGGACACCACCGTTGACGGGATCGTTTATCACGTTTACCGCACAACGGCCCGCTCCGTCGGTGACTTTACCGTCATCGGAGGTACCGCCATTAACGTCACCGACTAAATGAGACGCACTTTTCCGGCCCTTGCATTTATTGCGCTTTGCTTTGGCTTGGTCCTCGCCCAAGTCACACCCCCGACTTACCCCTACCCGAAACCGAAACCGACATCAGGCAGCACCCCAAACAGCCTCATCCGATACTCACAAAGCATCGGCCCGTCCGCCTACAACAACGAGAACCCGCTCGCTTGGGCAATCGACATTGCCGGCGGACTCCATAGCCGAAGCAATTCTTCGGACCGGCTTAACCTCTCTCCAAACTGGACGACAGAAGGCGCCCTCGTTTTCGATGCCTCGGATAAAATCTTTTATGGCGTCGGTTCCTCGCTCGTCGCGAATATTCCTCTCTTCTCCCTCGACGCTATCTGGAACGGAGGCGTCATAAACAGTAAGACAAACCTCTATTTGAACGCGCCCGGCGCTAATAAAATCTATCTCACGGCCGACGGAATCGACCTCACCGGAACCAACGTGATGAACCTGGACGGCGCCTCCGAGTTTACCATTACCTCCTCAAATCTTACTGCGACGGCGACCTCCAGAATGATCTTTGGTTCCCTCGGCCCCCTTTCGATGCTCTCGACCCGCATAACAAACTCCGCCGGCGACTACATCGTAAAAGGCACCAATAAAATCCAGTTTCAAACGAAGAAAGTTCTCGACGGTACCGCGCGACTTGGTCAGGCACTCAAACTAATGAACCCGGACGGCGACGCCGAATTTGGCCCCGCTGAAGTCGGCTTCATTACTGTCACAAACGTTGCTCAGCTTCTCACCACGCCGACGGACGCTTTCGGCTATGACAAGGCAATGACCCTCGGTTACTACACCATCAACGACGGAGGAGGCGGAATGTATTACGTCGCCCCGTTCTTTGCTTCCTCAACCAACCGCGGCAACTTCCGCTCGACGTTTGACCCCACAAAAATGTGGGCGCTTTTGCAACCGCGGGACGGGATTTATTTGAAGCAATACGGCGCCAAAGGCGACGAGAACAACGACGACACACAGGCCGTCAAAGATTGGCTCCACGATATTAATGGGAAAGTCGGTTTGATAAATGTCGGTACCTACTCAATCCAACCCATTTATACCGAGGCGAACGCTCTTCTTACCTTGCGAGGCATTGCCAAATTTGGTCTTACTTCGGCCAACCTGGTTTCCGGGCTCAGCTCAGGAAATTGTGCCACCTTCCAACGCCGCGCCTCCGCTGGCCTCGAGACCAATTCACTTTTGACCGTCACATCCAACGCAGTCTGCAACGTCTTCAACCTCGTTTTCGACGGAAACAAGAACGTCGAGACCCTCGCGACGAATGCTTACCTGTACCTCAACAACGGGGGCAAAGCCTCGGAACTCGAATCCTGTTTTTTTTATCGGTCCGCCGGCCACGGCCTAGGCTTCGCTGGCCTCGGCCCGAACTGGTCGGTTGTCCGAAATTGCCGTATCGCCGATGTAAACCGCGGCCTCCGCATTAATCAGACGAGCGGGCTTGTTCTCAACAACATCAACATTGAACAGACCCGCGATAATGGATTTTGGTTGCTCGGCTCCGCCACAAGCACCCGCGCGAATAACCTCTTTATTGCTCATTGCGCGTCTAACGGAATGGTTCTGGAAATATCCTATAAAAACCGATTTACAGACGTGACCGTCGCCAATACCTGGCAATCATCCGTTCTCTTTGCCCTCGGCAATGGCTCCATGGCCGATAATCACTTTGTAAATTGCCGTTTTGAGCAGGCCGGCTCCCCAAGCAATCTCAACGGCGCTTCACCTCACCCCGCCGGAACTTATTCAATGGTAATGGTAACGAGTCCTAACGCGACCGACAACGCCGTGCGAATTCGCTTTTCTGGATGCACCTTTGGCGACGTGCAAGGCGCCGCAGGCTCCCGCAGCAGATATAATTTCGAATGGACCGCAGGCCAAAGCGGAGGCCATTACGCTTGGGAAAATTGGATTTTTGCCGAGAACCAATACATGTGGAATGCGAACTGGATTTCGGACTATTCCCCGGCTCTTACTAATGTTGTCGCCGAAACGGCAACGATTCATGCCAACAACCAGTTCTACAACGTTTTTGGCGCCGCCGGCAAAATCGACTCGGCCGGCTGGCGAATGGACATCGTCGAGGCAGGCACCACCGGAGGCGCTAATGCAGTCATTTACGCAAACAACACCTCGCATAAACTCTTGCGCGATACCGCCGGCTTTGGAACTCCAGTTCAATTAATCGACCCACCTCCGCCCGTTATCGAAGTTTCGCCCGCCCCTTTCCAACCCGAAATAGGTCCCATACCGGACCCGTAACACTCACCCATCTATGGCGACATATAATCTGCAAGCTCCGACAATGGGAGCGTTAACACCCGAGAGACCGTACATTGAAATCCTCACTGTTCCACCGCCCGCCGGTTGGGGAACAACTGGCAAGGTGTGGGAATTTCGAATCGGTGGCAAAGTAACGCTAACAGGCAAAGGAGCCCTTTTGCGCCGCGAGCTTTATCTTGGGGACGAAAGAATAACCCAGCTCTTCACTTATCGAATAGGCAATGACGGCGACTATTACTTTGACGACGTGCACCTAGTGCCGCAGTACATGGACAACATGACGGCTACCTTTTCGAAGGCCACCTCCACGATTGATAAAGTTTCCGGCCAAGAAAACACGCCATTATCAACCACCGTCGGCTGTGGATCAGTCATCCAAGTCAATAATTCAGTGGTTGTTACGCCGGGCGCCAACTTTCGGTATATCATCAGCTACGACGGCGGCTCGCCTCTTCAGCCCGTCTTTCTCGGATATTTCACACTTCACGAACTGTAACTTTTGCCACTAAACACCGCGCTTTAACAAGGCGCCATATCGTCGCGGGAACATCATGAAGGCCGTTCCTTGACTCGCCGACATATCAGCAGGACCACCAACGGCCCACCATGCCCCGGCCGGCGCCTTGTCCCACGTTCCAAAGGAGGAACCGAGAGAAGATAGAAACCGCAAACTTGGCGCGCGCCGGCGCCGGACCCCATCCTAAACGCCGGCGACGCGCTTCCAGACAACACCCCAGCACCCAATGAAACGTTCAAAATTCCCCCCCTTCCGTCCTGTTCCCGAAGTTAAAATCTTTCCCGAGCGTAGTTCGGACTGGCCTGACAAGTACCCGGCCCTCATCAAACCTTGGATCGGTGGTGTGCGCGCCTATTGGCTCAACAGCATCCAAGCTTTTCAGCTTCAGGACGGGCGCCGGCTTCGCGTGGATGGCATCCAACCCTATATTCCAGAGGACCATCTTGGAGTCCCACCTGCGGACCTCCTCGGCGAATTCTACGAAAAAGGCGCCTCCCACGCGGAGACACTCGCTCGCGTGCTTAAGAACGAGCCCACGGATAATTTGGACTTCACAATTTTTGATGCTGAAATGGCTTTGCCGGCAACGGAACGCGCGTCCTATTGCCTACTACTCCCCGCGCAGTCCGATCGGCATACACGCATTGCCGAGATGTACCAGGCCGATACGCGGCAGACATTCAAGAGTTTCCTGGATGTGTGGCGCGAACGACTTTTCAACGGCGCGTTGACCGTCGGTTACGTAGATCCCTGGCTCGCGACTGAATACGAAGTTCAAACCCTCTTCCAATGACCACCCAGCAAGCCCTCATCCTGCTAGTCATTCTTGTGGTTGCTATCGGTATTTTCTTTTGGCTCCGAAAGCAAACGCCGCCGCCCGGCTCGCACCCATGAACCCGGACGCCTGGATAATTCTCACGATTTTTGCCGGATTTCTTACCGCCTCTTTTCTCTATTTCTGCCGGCGCCGTGACCCGCCGCCCCGCAGCCCGTGAAATGCGCCCGCAACAACACTTTGGGCGGACGCCTTTCCCTAGGGTGTGGGAAATATCCGGGACGCTGGATTAGCGGGATTCTGGTCCTGCTGGCGTCCGCCTTTTTCCTCTCGGCTTGTCATCACCAATCCTTTGCCCGCGACCACGTCGCGAAGGCCATTCACATTTTTGGAATTGGTTGGATCAGTGAAAAAGGCCGCACCAACACCACCCGCGCCTTCGCCATCGGAAACTTGGATTCCGTCCAATACTCGACCACCGTAAACACCGGCGCTCCCATGACCATCACCACCGGACGCCGCAACACCAACACCACACCCACAAATCAAATATGGACAACAGCACCCCCACCCCAGAACAACCCGCCGGACCTACCTCCCTCGAGACCTTAATGGGCGGAAATCAAATGCGAGTCCAATTCGAAGGAGGCAACTTCGAAATCGTGACCGTCCGACAAGTTCCCTTGAAGCAGTACCGCGAACTCATGCAGGCGCAGGACAACGAATTCCACTTCATTGAAATTGTCTGCAACAAGCCCGAGGGATGGGCGGAGAATATGAAGCCCGCCGACTACAACCTCCTTGTGGACGAGGCGAATAGGATTAACGCGGATTTTTTCGCCTGGTGTTCCCGCCAAATAGCCCGCGTGGAAAGACTGGCGCCCGGCTTCATGGAACGCGCAGCCCGAACAGCAACAGCCCCGGAGACCAAACCCTCGCCGACTTCGCGGCCGAGATCGCCATTGTTGCCGGCTTAACCCTGGCCCAAGTATGCGACCACAGCCTTGCACAACTCGAATTACTCTCCCGAGCAAACCGGAGGACGTTCGGCCTCGAGGGAATGCGCAACCTCAATACCGCCACCGCCGCAGCCGCCGCCGTGACCTCTAAACAAGGACAGGCCATGCACCGCAAACTTGCTGACCGACTTAAAAGTTTATGGCAACCGTAACTAACTCCGTTCAGATCGCCCTTACAGCCAAAGGAATCACGGCGACCACAAAGGCCCTCGGCGACCTCTCAAAAGCAACTACTGACTTTGGCAACGCCCTAACCGCCATTACCGGCTCCGTTGCGAAGTTTGGCGCTATTATTACCGGCGCAGTCACCGCCGCCGCGGGCGCCCTAGGCTTTGTCGGCTTTACCGCTGGCCTCCATGACCTGCTTGAATTCGCGACCGAGATTGACCGCGCCGCAGAACAGACCGGCGCCTCCATCTCAAAACTTGTAACCCTCCGGTCCGCTTTCAAGGCCGCAGGTATTGAGGGAAAACTACTGGCGGACTCGATTTCTAAAATGCAGAAGGAAATCGGCCACGCCGCCGACACTGGCCTCGAGGCCCAAGCCAAATTTGAACGGCTTGGACTCAATTTTCAGGAATTGCAGGAACTCGAGCCGGCCGCACAATTTGAAGCCGTAGCAACCGCGCTCGCGAATACCGAGGACAAATCCTTACGCGCCTCGCGTAGCATGGACATTTTCGGCAAACGCAGCACCCAACTCATCCGCGTTTTAGACCGCGTTGCTGAATCGGCCGGGAAAGGCCCTAGCAATTTCGCTCTTATCATGGAGCGCACCGCCCCCACCCTTCACGAAATTGAATTGATACTTGCCGCACTCCCGGCGAAGGCCCGCGGATTTTTTGCTGGCTTTGCCGAACCTTTCGCAAAGCCCGTGCTAGACGCTCTAAAGCAGCTCAAGAACATCGACCTCTCAGGCGCAGGCCAGAACGTCAGCAATTTTATTCTTTTCCTCGTTGACGCATGGAAGAAAGGAAACCTCGGCCAAATTATTTCCCTGACATTTGACGCCGCGTTTGAGCAGGCCGAAGCCTACTTTTTCCGCTTCGTAAATGTAATGCTCACGTTGTTTGCGTCGCCCAAGTTTGGCAACGCGCTCTCCCAAGGATTGCTCTTCGGGATGGCCTCCGCCGTTAAGGCTACCGAGCAGCTTTGGAGACTCACCGTTGCAGCTATTAAAGCCTACTTTGCCACCGCTACGGACTTCTGGCGTGAAAAGCTCGAGATCCTTGTAAACGAACTCAAAATCGGCTTGGCCGAGGCCGGAAACGTCCTCATTGACGGGATCAATAAGGCTATCACCGCGGCAAACTTGGTTTATTCGCGGAGTATTCCGCTCATTCCACCCATCCTAATTGACCCCAAACCCATCGCCGCGGCAATCACCTTTCAAGAGGCACTAAATCAGGAACTAGCTAAGACCACCGACCAGGCCAAATCCTTTAATGCACTCGTCGATGCAACGACGCTCGCTATTGCTAAAGCCCTCGGTATTGAAGTCAAACTTACCGACGAAGTTGGAAAGCAACTCACCGCCACCGAGAAATTTCTCAAACTATTCAACGCCTTCGTTGAGGCCCGAAACAAACTCAACAAGCAACCCGAGGACAAGCCGCCCGCGAAACCGCCCACGGCACCTTTCAACCTCGAGCAGAACCAGCTCGCCCTTAAAAAGCAGCTTTATGAAATCGAGCAGAAACGCGCCGCCCTGGACGCCGACTATTCCCAGACCTCCGCCGAAAAACAGATCCAACGCATCGCCCTACTCAAACAGGAACAAAAGGCGCTTAAGGAAAACGCCGACCTCCTCGACCTGCAAGCCGGCGCCGCGGAGGACTCGGCAACCGCGCTCCGGCTCAAAACAGAGGCCCAACAACAACGACAACAGGCCGGAGGCGTCGGAAACGAAGTCTTGCGACAAGGCCCGCCGGCCGAATCCGTCTCGCAAAATCTCATCGCGGAAATCACAAATCTCCGTGACCAGATCGGAACCGTTGCTCAGCAAATCGCGCGAAGCTTTGGCCAGATTATCCGCGGTGGTATTGACGCCGCCTCCGCCGGCCTCGCAGGACTCCTCAAAGGGACGCTCACCTGGAAAAACGCTTTGCAGGAAATCGGAACCTCCGTTTTCAACACCATCATCGACTCAATCTCGCGGATGTTTGTTGAATATATTACCGGCAAACTCCTCGCGTCCGCCGTCACCAAAGAGACCGCCGCGGCCGATACCGCCGCACTTGCCGGCCCCGCGCTCCTAACGTCCGTCGGTAGCTGGGGACTTGCCGCAATCGCCGGCATTGCCGCTTTTGCCGTCGTTATGTCAATGATTGGAGGATTTGCCCAAGGTGGATTTACCGGCCCTGGCAACATGAATGCCCCCGCTGGCGTTGTGCACCGGGGCGAATATGTCCTCCCGGCTTCCGACGTGCGCGACATTGGCCTCCCGCAAATCGAAGCTTTCCGCGCGGACCCGTCCGCCTTCGCCGGACCCCAGGCCCAGACCACGGCGCCTCCCATCAATAACGAGGTAAACGTTTACGCTTTCCAATCCTATGACGATGCCATGAAACGCTGGATGGAATCCTCAGAAGGCCGCGCCGTTTTCGTGGATATGACCCGGAAAACTCATCACCTCGTTTCCCGTTAAATGATTTTTTCGAACCCAGCTTTCGACGTAACGCACAACAAAGGCACCGCGCCGCCTGTTGGCTCGCCTTACGAATCCGTCCGCAAGCCCCTATCCCTGGTAGGCCGCTATCATGCCGATCCCGTTTTGGATGTCATCTATGCGCCCATCGGCCCGCGGCTCCTTGTCACCGTCAAGCACATCGCCGCTTTCATCGGCCAGCAAATCGAGATGCAAGGCCAAATCTTTACCGTCACCGGCTTCCAGCATTGCAGCTACCAACAAATCGGAGTTCCGGGCTCAGGCAACCCAGGCGCCATCTATAGCCCGGATATTTGTTACGTTTTCGTCGATCAGGATATCCCTCAATGGTTCAAAAGAGTCCAAACCTCAGACATTCCCAAAATAACCCCTGCCAATCTGCTATTGAACATCGCCGGCGGACGCGGAGGCCAGACCGTCGTGGACGGCGAAGGATGGCTCGTTTGTGAAGTCGAGCCGGACTACCAAACCTCAATCGGTGTCCGCTGGTCCCTTCAGAAGCTCGATTCGTTCGGACCGTACAACCCATTCCCACCTAACCCCGTCCAGCCCGAACCGCCCTACTACTTCAACGCCTCGGCAGTTTTCAAACATCATGACGACCCCGAAGGACATCCCGAATGCGCCTCGCCAAAGGATCAGGATTCCGGCTCCCCAGTTTTCGTAAATTGTGGTCCGGCAAATGATCCATGGGTGTTTATCGGTTGTGTCAGTGGCCCGGGCTCCGGCGCCGTATCGCCCTACAAAGGCGACGTTAAGCTCGGCACCAGTGCCGCCATGGTTTACCCGGACAACGAGACAGTCCGCCTAATCAATGGCGAACCGCCCGAACCGCCCACACCTTTGCCGCCGGACCCGATTATACCTCCAAACCTCACCACCCATAACGGCGAAACATTTTACCTGATAGACCAGGAACAGGACGCCTCCGCAGCTTTCGAGGCCACCCTGCAAACCCTCGCGACATCATCGGCAGGACTCACCAACCGCGAGACGCGCCGCCCCTATTCCAACTCGCTCCGCTGGCTCTGCAAATATCAAGTCACACTCGACGCCGGCGCCCGCATTGCCTTCGAGGCCGCCCTGGACTTTGACCCCTCCACGCAATTCGCTATTCCACTTTGGCCCCTTGCCATTGCCCACGCCGACTTTGCCAACCTCCCATTCACGGCTGGCGCCTATGTCATCCTCGACCCACCCAAGCCGCCCGTTATCTTTTCCGGCTCAATCCCAACCGGCCTAGGACCTAGTGCCGTTGTCATCCCGCTTTGCCTTGGCACAATCGCCAAACGCCAAACGGAAGCCATTGGACCCGACCTAGCCCGCGCCATAATCGACTTTACGGAATCCTCCCCGCCCTCATGGGCAATCGAACCGGACCCATTCGCCTTCACCCAAGGCCCAAAGCCGTCCCCGGCATATGTAAACGCCCCGATACTTTGTGAATTTCCTTTAACATTCGAACGCCTCGCCGAAAGTTGGACCGCCCCCGCCCAAAGCTCGCGAATCGGTTTCGGCCGGCAAACTCAACGCGAAACCTATCCCCAGGCGCCCGCCCGAGAATTCCGCGCGGATTATACTGTTGCCGGCTTTACCGATATTGCCCGCTTTTGCTACTTCGCGTCACTCGCTCTCAATGGTGAAACCTTTTGGACACCTACCTGGAAACTTGCCGCACTCATCGCAGGCCCCGTGCTCGCTGGTCAAACCGCCTTTACCGGACCGAACAATCTCAAGCCTGGCGCCGCAATCGCTTTCGTTGATACCGAGACCATCGAACCGCGAACCGTTGTCACCGCGGATTCTTCCGGCTTCACCATCGACAGCCCGGCCGGTCCGCATGACGAATACCTTTTCGGCATACACGAGCTAAAGCTTGTCCGCCTTCGAACCCGCGAGGTTTCCCTCGATTTCCTTGGCGCAGGCATTGCCCGTGGAACCCTGGACCTCCGCGATGTTCCCGCCGAATACACACCCCCCGCCGGCGAGACTCTCGGCCAGACCCTCGGCACCCTCCGCCGGCGCGCCTACCTTTACACTTTCGAGGCTCGCATCGCAGATACCGTCACCACCTCACGGTTTACCAGTTTCGAAACCGATTTGACCGTTGCTGGCGAAGGTACCTTTACCGCGGCAAAGATCGGACACGAGGAAATCAAACAGAGCATTGACCTTGACCAGAACGCGGCCGGTTTAACCCTGGCAATCTTCCCAGGCAACCCGCTCGTGCCTATAGCCGCCGTTCACCAATACGGCACCGTTGCCATTACCATCCGACAGGCAAACGTCAACGGGACCATCGCGGAGGACCTCGAGGCGCTCTTTTACGGTGACATCACCCAAGTAAGCACCGCTGGCGAGACCTTGACCGCCCGCGCCTCGGCCGGTGGCGAAGCTTTCGACCGTGCCCTCCCACGTTTCACCCTGCAACCGACATGCAATTACCCGCTCTTTTCCGTAGGCTGTACCCTCCACCGGGACGACTGGAAATTTACCGCCTCAATCGCCAACGCAGGCGCCCAAGGCTTTCCTCACACGTTTGACCTAGCCGGACTTGAACGGCTCAATGGATATCCCGCGGACTTTTTCGCCGGCGGCTGGATTGAACTTGGCTCCGGCATCACTTTCGAGATTTTGCCTATTCTCCGCTCAACCGCGATTAACGCCGGCCTTTCCACGTTTACGCTCCCACGGGACCCGCGAAACTTTCCAACCGCTGGCCAACCCGTCGCCGCATGTCCCGGATGCGATGCCCGGCGGGAAACGTGCATTAACAAATTCAACAATTACAAAAACTTTGGCGGACACCCTTTCATGCCCAAGCAAAACGCTTCCGTGACACGGCCCGATGCAGGCCAAAGCACAGGCAAAAAGTGACCCCATACTTCAGCACAAAGGAACGAATCGACGCTTTACGCGCCGCAATCAAAGCTCTTGAAGGCACCCCCTTCGCCGCCAATGGCATCGCTACCGGCCCCGACGGAGGCATTGCTTGTCAAATGCTGATAAGCTCCGCCCTTATTGCCGCTGGCTTTAACACCCCGCCCGCGCCTTACGGCCCCGCGAACCATTGGAAATTCTCCTCACGCTCAATCGTCGCCGAGTACCTCGCGATCCGGCCGGAATTTCAGCCCGTTGACCTCGAGCTTGAACCTATCCCCGGCGACGTGCTCGGTTTCACCCTCGGTAAATGCATCCATCATTGCGGACTTTACGCCGGCAATTTTAACTTTTTCCACGTTATGCCCCACGCCGCCGCGTGCATTGCCACGCTTCGCGATCCTACTTGGGGAAGCCGCCTCGCCGCTATCTGGCGACCTGTAACAACCTAACCCCCTCGCACCATGCCAAAAGGAGTCAAAGCAGATATCCCCGACGAACAGGCCGACCCGGCTAATATCGACGCCCAGGAACTCAGCTCGAACGAGCAGGCCGTAGTCTTGCCGATATTCGCAGGCGAAGCGAAGTTTGCGGTTTCCTGGCTTTGTTTGCCCTTTGCCGAGTACAGCAAAGATTCCCCGGACACCTCCGCCAAAAAAGGTTAACCCATGGGAAAAGGCGCCGCCGGAGGCAAAGCAAAGGATTATTACGGCTCGATAGCTGGCGTCATTTGCGCCGGCCCCGTTGATGCCCTGGTTGCCATTATCATCGACTCGAAAACCGTTTGGCCAAAATCCCGCTTTTGGACCCACGGCGAACTGGTTCAGGCGGAAACACCCACAAGCGCCGGTTTCCTCCGAGTATGGGGAGGACGCTGTTATGAATGCATTCTCGCCCACTTTTGCGACCTCACCAACGCACCCCCGAACCCCACCTATTGGAAACTTTTCTTCGTCCGCGCCGCAGATGTTTCCAACCCGTTCAAAGCTACCGTCGAAAACTATGGCGAAGCATGGATCTATTGGGGAACCGATAATCAGGAACTTGTAACCTCGACGGCGCGCAGTCCAAAGAAGGCACAACCGCCCGAAAATATTTTCGCCCAGACGCACCCGCCCTATCGCCGGCAATGCTGGATTTTTCTTCGCAACTTCCTTTTCGGCACCGAACGGACCCAATCCCCAAACGTCGAAGTGGTTGTTCGACGGCGACCGCAAAGCCCAACCGCGCTTGCCGAGGCCCCACTTGACGAGGACGGCCAGGCTAACCCCGTTACTTTCGAGGCCGAGCTACTCACAAACCCCGTTTTCGGCGCCGGCATTGACCCCGCCCGCCTGGATGTTTCCACATGGGACAACGAGGCCGCATACGCCGCGCTGAATTACAAAAACCTCTACCTTTCGCCCCGCATCGCCGAATCGGTGACCTTGCGCGCGGTATTGCCGGAATCTTTCCAATACCGCGACGGATGGGCGCGCTACAACACCGCCGGCAAAATTGAACTTGGCCACTTCGCCCATAATCAAGGCGCGCCACCCGCCACCCCAGAAACGACCGTTGATTTTAACGTTGCCACACAGCCCCTCGAGTTTACCGCGGACACCATGGGCGCCGCCGTGACGGAGGTTCTGATAAAATACACAGCCGGACTCCTCGCCTTTAAGGAATCCTCCATCCGCCTTTTCTCCGGCGCATCCCGCGAGATTATCGGGCAATCCCGCGTCACCACCATTGAAAGGCCCTGGATCAATCGGCCCGAGCAAGCCTTTGCCGTCGGCGCCGTCGCCGCCAACCTCGCAGGCGAACCCCCGCTTGGCGGCTCGTTTGACCTACGCGCCGAACGCGGCGCCGCGATCCTCCCAGGAAACCTTTTCCTCCTCACTCACGACGCCCTTAACCTTTCGCTTTGGTGCCGATGCACCGCCCGCACAATCGCCAATGACGGCGCCGGAACCGTCCGCATTGAATTCGAACGCGAACGCGGCCTCTCAGAGTTGCCCTTCCAACCGACCGTAACGCCCGAACAGGGACCCACCCCGCCGCCCGTCGAGATCATCACTCAGCACCACATTTTTCAACCGCCCCCAGGACTCGTTAAACAGGCCGGTTACTTTGTCGCAATCCTCGCCGCCAGGTTGGACCCGCTTACCATCGGTTTCCGCCCCTGGTTCAGAAAAGAGGAAACGGAGGCATTTTACGAACTCTCAGAAGGTATCCAAAAGAACTTCGCCGTTACTGGCACCCTTGCCGCACCCTACGCGGCAAACCTGCCCGCGGCTGGCACCTCGCCCCCGGACGATGACACCTGGACCCTTGCCGTAACGCTCAACGCGGCAACCGTCGATTCCGACGAGGAAAAGATAAACGCGACCCAAACCGCGGACGCAATCGGCGACGACAACCTCCTCGTCGGCATTTTCTCGGCCGGCGCCTTCGAACTAATGACCGTCAAAGAAATCAGGACGGCCGCAAATGGTGACCTCCAGTTTCGAATTCGCCGCGCCCGGTTCGGCACCCCTCAAGCCGCTTGGCCCCTCGGCGCCACCGCTTTCATTTTCTACCGGCTCGACCTCGTCTTTTATACCCACGCCAAGTTTTTGGAATACGCAAAGACTGGCGAGCAGGCAAACTTC